ATCATTTTTAAACCAATTGGTTTTAAACGTTACGAAAAAATTTGTATTATTTAATCCGGGTTTATCGCCTGCAGTATATTGGGTACTAATTACCATATCTGCTTTGTCAAGTTTGTTAATAACGTCATACGTATATTGAACATCTTGAATACCCTTACTTCCTTCATATCCTTCACTAAGGAAAGATAACGGGAATTGCTTGTCTTGACGACCCATTAAATGAGTGAGTACAGGATCCAGTTGGTCAGGCTTTGTAAGAAGCGCATTAACTAAACTATTCTGGTCTGTAAACCCACGTCCATCAAATGTATCGTGATAGACAACCTGTGCTGTTGTCTCAATGTTTGTAAAAGCCATTCTTTTAATTGTTTATAAAATTGAAAAATAAATTAACAGAAATTATCTTTTTTTCCTTCCATGAAGATTTCCAATATTAATTCCTGTTATATCGTTAGAAGTTTTGGTTATTGGAAGTCCTCCAGAAACTTTAATCCTTCTTTTATTATTAAGTAATTTAAGATCTCTCACTTTATCATTTGCAACTTCCATTTTAATAAGTTTATTTACATCAAACTTTAAATAGCGTAATAATGCAAGTTGCATATTTAGAGTAACATTATCTTCTGTAGTTTGAGAAGCATCAATATACTCTTGTGTGTGTCCGTACTCATTAACTCCTCTACTAATGTAATCATAAAAGTTTTCTCTTACATCAGCAGGTATTTTAAGATTACCGATTTGACCATTATCTACAACTGCGCTTCTAACTCCATCCCAATAGACTTGCTCTTCTTGTTCTCTTTGCTGAATTACTTGTTGATTCCTTTGGTCTCTCTGTATTTGAGCCTGTTGCTCTTTAGTAGCTAATAATTTTTGAGCAGTAATTGCAGAATCTCTGTCCATGCCTGCTTGCTCTTGATATACGAACCAAGAGTGAGCTTGTTTATCTACCTCTTGTCTTTGTTCATTAGATAAGTTATTATAATCATAACGTTCTCTATATTCTGATATTATCAAGTCACGATATAATGGTTTAAGGCTTGTAGCATTTTCGTCAGTTTCTTGTGGAATCCGAATGTTACTATAATTAGTAGGAACATTGAAAAAAGATTGTGTATCATAACCTGCAGCTAAGTGATTTAAAAGTGCCTTAGCTTCAGGGTATGCTGCAAATGTTTGTTGTTCCATTTGATATGCTCTACGCTCACTTGCATCAGCAATCATCTTAACAAGACCTTCTTGATTGTTCTCATAAGTAATAGCATTTCCATCTCTATCACTTAAATCAATTCCGTAATTATCTTTTATAAGATTTCTGAGAACTGCAGTATCTTCATCGGCAACGACTTCAACTTCTTGTGTACCATCTTCATTTTGTACAACTTCAAATTCCCCTTTTTTATAAAGAACATCTCCTGTAGCATTAATTAAATTACCTTCATCGTCAACATTAAGCTGAATACTTTCAGACGATTCGTCTGTATCAGCTTCGACAGTAGTAGCTTCATTGCTTTCTTCTACTGGCGGTTGCTCCGTAATGTTAGGTTCTGCCTCAGTTACATTCTCTTCTGTTGAAGGCTTTTCTTCGCCAGTAGAGGAAAGAATTGTACTCTGTGGATTAGTAAGGTTTCCAAGAGTTATGTCAGTAATGTTCAAATCATTTTCGTTTGACATAGTTAAACAATTTTTAAGTTAATTAAATAATATTATTTATCGTAACGGTTTTTATTCTCTTTTGCGATAGCCATTTGATTAGCCATTTGTTCACGCTTTATTTGATCTCCTTCACTTTGTGAATTTCTTTTAAACATATCAGTGTTTTTCTTTGACAAAGCAGACTCTGTATTAGCGACTGCATTACTTTCCATATTAGCAGTATCGTTCATTAAATCATCCATTCCTGTATCTTCTTGATTATTCATTGAAGTAGTAACTGCAGCTTGCATTTTAGCACTAGCTTGTATTTGTGCAACTTGAATATCAGTTTGATTCTTAGAATCTTGTTTAGCTTTTTCAGCCTCAGCTTGCATTTGAGCTGTCTCAGATTGTTGTTGTTGAGCTTGTTGTTGAAATGCTCTCTCAGCTGCTAAACCTTCTTTAACATAATGTTTCATTTTAGACATACTACTTGCATCTAAAACTTCTAACATAGTATCTGGAGTCATACCGTTTTGCCCCATTGTTAAAATAAGATTTTCAGCTTTGTCAATTTTCTCTTGTTCAAATATACTATTACGTGCAAAGATATTAAATTCACTTTCCATAAAATCAATAATCTCTTCGTCAGCTATTTCAAACCACGCAGTCTTACCTTCTGAATTAACGTAAGCAGATTTTTTACCATCTGCGTAAGCAATTTTACTGCAATCTAATAAACCTTTGTAATCTTGTTCTAAGAATTTATCAAACTGAAAATACATAGGAGCAGTTAAAATAGCACTTCTAAAAATTGCTTGTTCGGTATTTCCTTTACCATCACTTGCATATGTATCTCCATAACGTTGTCTATTCATTCCGATTAAATCCCAACACTCTTGTTTTATAGCTTGGAGATTAGCCCACATCTTATCCATTGCATTACCAACACTCATATCAATAGACTTAATACCCTGAATGAATTGTTGTGCATTAGGTGCAGTTTCATCATATACCATAAAACTCATAGCTTCCATAAAATAAAAGAACTTATCTTCATCCCAACCTCTACCTCCGCCGTCCGGAATCATACCTAAAGGAAGAGCCATTATCTTATCTTTATTCTTAGCTAATAAAAGTTCCCAACGATAATGGAAAATATTATATAACATTTGAAATGGCAACATTTGTTTTACCTTACTATCAATCTCAGAAATACGATATCCATAAAGTACACCGTTATAAGGTAATTTACAACTTGCAAGATTATTTACTAAATGTCTTTGTGCAAGTCCTCTACCACCGTCAATATAAAATTTATCATCAATTCTATAATTCTCATACCACTCAGTAATATAAATAACTTCTAATTCCTTATCCCCATTTTCTTTATCTAACTTGTATGTATCATCAACATATATTTCTTTAATCTCTCCAAGTTCCGTTTCATAATGTAGTATGTATGCCTTAGTTATAGTGTTCCATACTACATGGTATAGGGTGATATTACCTGTATCATTCAAATTTAAACTATCACTTGAACTATTCCTTGAGTCGAAATGATGTGAACTCATACTTATAGTATCATAAGCTGCACCTCCCGTTTCAAACATCTGCTGGTCAATATACTTTAATATGTCTTCTTTCTCTTTATGTTCTCTTATCTCTTCATAAAATCTAGCAAGTAATTCACTACCTGTAACTTTATAAGCAACCACAATAGCTTCAGCATCTTCGGCATATGTATTATCGCCCCAACCTATAACACAGATATCTCTAGGGTCTATAACTCTATAAATTACATCATCGTAACGAGGTTCTTTAAATGTAAACACTCTACCCGCTACAACCCAATCATACATTAATTGAAGAATCTTTTCATCAAGATTTACATTATGCTTAATATAATCTAAAGCTTCTTGCCCTACAATAGCTCTTTTATCGTCGTAATTTTCTTCAAATTTTGCCTGCTCTTCTTCTGGGTTTGCTTCTTGAGAAGGTACGCCTGAATCTGTTAATTTATTAATTTCATTAATAATGCTTTGAGCCATTACACTCTCCATTGCTTTACTTAACTCTTCTTTCCGTTTATTTTCAGCATCCGGATTACCTACTGTTACACTTGCGCCATATTCTCTTTTAGAAGTTTCTCCAACAAAACTTGCAACAATAGGTTTAATAATATCATAGTTCTTTAACTTAGCTGGGAATCTTTGATATTTTTCATTAGATACATTTAATGGATTAGTAACATAACTATAATCACTTGAATCAATTAACCCTTGTGCCGCATCGTAAAGTACTTGTAATTCAGTGCGCTCAATAGATGACATATTATTATGTCTAATATAATGGTCAGCCATACCATTTATATAGTCCTCAGTCTTTTTAGACTGTGAAACAAGATGTGATAAAGTAAAATCTCTACCAGTTTTTGTATAACTTTTATTATTACTTGACATATATTGTTTTTAAAAAAGAGGTCTATTAAATATACTATTTGTTTGATAAGCTTTTGGAGCAGCTCTTTCAATATGTTCAACCTCTTTAATAATATAT